ATTGTCAATTGGGGTCAATTCCCCATGGCGGAAAAATAATGCTTGCACCTGTTGGCATGTGTAGGCATCTTTAGCGAAATCAATGCAAGCCCACCTCGCACTGATCGCCTGCCGCCCCGCGCATCGTCGTGCCTTGTGTGCCTACAGATGCCTACACTTTCTATGACAAACACACCACAACTGCTCACGATCCGCGATGCGGCTTCGGCCCTGCGCGTGAGCTACGCCACAGCCCGTAAATGGGTCTTAGACGGCCGGCTGCCGAGCATCGCCTTCGGGCAACGCACGCGCCGGATACCTGCCATGCAACTCGCCAAGTTCATCTCGGCGAACACGACGGGAGGAAACTAATGAGTGCGCTCGAAGTTCTCAGCTATCTCACCGATCCCGTGTTCTGCACGGTGGTTGTTCTCGCGGTCGGAACGTTTGTTGCGCTGGAAATCATTAACAAGATCGGAGGCGCCAGATGATCGACCTCACCGTTGACGCGCCGTATCACCCATCGGCGCGATGCGAGTGCGGCGATCCCGAATGCCTCGGACCCGCGGATGCTGTCATTCCGGTAGTCGAGGCGCTGGCCGCTTCGCTGCCGCAGTTGGAGTCGCCGATCCTGCGCCTAGTCAAAGAACGCAATGAAGCCCGCGAGCTGGTTAAGCGTGTGCTCATGGCGACGGACGGCGTGACGGACAGCGAGGAGTATTACGCTGCGATGTTGGCGGCGCATCGTGCGGTGATGACTTGGAAGGGCGGTGCGAAGTGAGCCAGCAAGACATCACGCCGACAACCAGCACCAACGTCCGCCGTGAGCGCACCCCGCAGGAAGAAGCCGAGTGGCTTGAGGATAAGCGCGCGGAGTACGAGGCCGACCGCATCTGCGGGCACGAGTGGAGCAACATATGAAGACCGTCGATTTCCAAACGGCCGACATCCTCATGATGTTCATGGATGCGCATCGCAACGAGTTCCATACGTTCGCGCAGGAGTTTGGCGAGCATTCTCGTAGGGAAACGTCAGCGATGGTCACGGCCATCATCAACAACATCCACAAGATGCTTTCGGAACATGAGTGGAAAGAGGAGGGCAAATAATGACCGCCTACGACATCGACATGGTCGCACAATGGCTCGCCGCGCGGGACAACGAGAAGACTGGCGCCAAGGTGTATCACGGCGAGCGGCCGTGTTTGCCGGCGAAGGTGGCGTTGGCCCTGACCGAACGTATCTGGAGGCGCCGCAAGTGATTAGGCCGCTCGCCATCGCCGCGGCATGCACATTGTTTGCAGGCTGCTCCGCGGCGTCTTGGCGGGCGACCGCGCCGCATAACACTCCGGCGAGCTGGGAGTACAACTACAAGCTCGAGGGCCGGTATGCGCTGCGGGACTCGTGGATGCGGCTGACGGCGCCGCGTGGGTTTGAGTGGAATGATTTGACGCAATCTTACCGGGAGAGGTTGCGATGAAGGCTGCGGCACCTATCTGCGCTTGGCCGGTCGCCCACAATGAGTGGCGCATCCAGTCGCGCATCGGGGCGGCGTCCAAATACCTGCGCTCCGGGCTGAAGTTGACGCGCTGCGCTTGGGCGATTTGTGGCGGGCATCTGGTCATTTTCAAGGTCATCGGCTCCAGGGCTGATGCTCAGAGGGTGATGACGAGTGTGACCCGCTATCTAAGGGAGATTTCTACAGAGAAGGCAATTCACGAAATGCCCCGCAGAGGCACTTTGATTTCATGACCATGGAGACACCGCCCAAACGCACCCGACGACGCCTCAAGGGCAAGGTTGGCAGACCAAAAAACGTACCCGACGCGCCGAAAGATGGACCGCTGGCGCCTGAGCGTGTGTACGGATCAACGGGCCTTGGCATTCCCGAGGAGCGCGCGGTGCGCATCCTCTGCGCCGTTGAGGCCGGCATCCCGCAGACCACGATCTGCCGAGAGTTCGCCGTCAGCCATCACACGGTGCATGCCCTCGTCCGCAATCGGTCGGACCTCATGGCGAAAGCGAACTCAATCATCAAACTAAACTGGGCTTATCTCGCCATGATGACTTCATCGGAACTCGCTGCGCGACTGGCAAATATGAAAGATGGAGCGCTTACCATGCTGGCCGGTATTGCTGCCGATAAGAATCTCTTGCTGGGTGGCCAGCCAACCCAGCGGATCGAGCACACCGTGGCGCCTGCGGCTGAGGCTTGGGGCAGCTTTGTGGAGCATATGAGGCAGGAGGTTAGGGAGCGTGATGCGATCGATGTGCCGTTTGAACCGGTCGGCCCTCGGGAACCGGACGCGCAAAAGGCCGCTGCACTGCCAGATCGAGCTGATAACACCGAGATCAATGTCCCGTAACTCATTGCATATCAACGCATCGTGATGATAACAATATACAATGTAGGTCATGACAAATCCGATCATATCTGCACATCAACAAGCATATTCCTCTGTCCGACCGGGGGGGCGGGGGTCGATGCTCTGACTTTTGCAAATACCCCCCACCGATAGCAGCCCCCGAAATTTTTTGCAAAAACACTTTATGATCAAGCACATCCTATCCGCCGCCAAGTCAACCGTAAGTCAGCCCGTCAGTCAACCCACAGAGAAGCCCGCCAAGCCAACCCTAGAAGCCAAGCCCGAAGCCATCCTCAAAGCCGCCCCACTGAACGACCAGCAGCTCGCCGAGACTGTCGCCAAACAGGTCGGCTACCAACCCGGCGACCAGGTCACCGGCGCCGTTCTCCCCAAAAAAATCCCCAATACCCGCCTCCTCTACGTCTCAGTGCCCGACTGGTCGGAGCCGGTGATCTGCTCAGTGCAGAATGCCATGGACTGGTCGGCCGGCGAGCGCATCAAGTGCGTTTACGTCAAAGCCGACACCGAGGGCCGCCTCGTCTTTGAGAACCGCGACGGCATCCGTCGTAACCGGTGGCGCAAATGAGCACCGCAGCTCGCAAATGGGCGTGGCCGCAGAAGCTCGCGCCGATGGACAAGCTGGTGCTGCTGGCCTTGGCCGACCTTGCCGATCCCTACGACTGCTACGCCTCAAAGGGCAAGCTCTCGGAGATGACCGGCATCAGCACCCGCCGGGTCGGCGACGTGCTCGGGCGGCTGCAGTCCGCAGGAATCATCAAGCTGATCGCCTCAACTCGCATCGAGAACGGCCGCCGCATGGCGTGCGACTGGCTGCTGCTGACCAGCGCCATTCATGATGACGCAGCGTCATTAAGGACGCCGCGTCATCAAGGACGCAGCGTCACCAATGATGATGACGCTGCGTCACCATCGTTGGTGACGTGGCGTCACCCCAACCAAAAGAACCAAAAGAAAACCGAAATAAGCGCTGACGCGCCCACTCCGGCGATTTCATCGCCTTCGCTACCTTCTTCGGAAAAGGAAGCCCCGAAACCCAAACGCGCCCCCGCTCCCAAATTCGACCCATCGTCCCTGCCCCTGCCCCACGGCCCCGGTCTCGCCAGCGCTTGGGCAGAGTTCGCCCAACACCGCCGCGAAATCCGCGCCCCGCTCACGCCCACCGCTGCCAAGCGCATCATCGATGACTTGGCCGCCGTCAACGAAGCCGCCGCCGCCGAAGCCCTACGCAAATCCGTCAAGCACGGCTGGCGCGGAGTCTTCGTAGACCCGCCGGCCACCGCGCCCAAGCTCGTCACTTTACCACCCCAAGGCCAACCCAAACAAACCGCCCTCGAGCGCAGCCTCGCCGAGATGCGCGAGCAATTCGCCAAAGAAAACGCAGCCTAACCCATGAGCACCCTATTCGCCCTCGAAGACGGCATCCACGCCCCCATCACCGGCGGCGCCGTCCTATCCGCCTGCCGCAAAGGAGAGATCTCCGAGTCCCTCTTCATTGTCGGCGCCCAAGTCCACGACTGGGAGATCTTCACGCCCTTCGGCCACGCCCAGACCACCGACGTGATGTTGACCCGCGCCGGCGTCCGCCCGATCGCCGTCCAAGTAAAGACCGCCACCCTCGACCGCGGCGCCTACCACGTCTCCGTCAAGCGCGCCACCGGCGGACTGAAGGCCCGCCCCTACGAGATCCACGACTTCGACGTGCTGGCTGCCTACCTACCCGACCTCAATCAATTTGTCTTCTGGACCTTCGACGACATCAGCAACCGCGTCAGCGTCCGCTACGACCCAAATAAGCACCGGAAACCCGGTAACTGGGATTTGCTCAACGATGTGGCGGAATCGCTAACAAATTCTGGGCCTAAGACAGCAAATGTCCCACCCCATCCTTAATACTCCCTAAATATTTATGAAACCCGCCAAAGGCACCAAGAAAAAGGCGAGCGCCCCCAAAGCGCCGAAAACCGCCCTCAACGTCAACGTCGAATACCTTGAGCAGATCGCCGACCAAGCCATTAGCACCGTCATGGTTCTGCGCGCACTGGTCGCTCAACTGGCTATTCAGCTCGAGGAGGCCCGCAAATGAAGTTCAAAAACGGCTGCATCACCGAGTTTGAGCGCGGCGTTCCGGGTCTCCCGCAGATCAACCACCTGCTCATGCAGAAAGCCTGCGACCGCTTCCTTGCCAGGCGCGGACTCATCACCAGCGCCAACTTCCGCCGCAGCGAATGGCTCTTCGGCCGCGCCGCCATCGGCCAGCAACGGAGGGCCGCAGCGTGAGCACCATGATCCCCGACTTGGTTGTCGGCTCAGTCGGCTTCGGCAGCAACTTCGCGGACAACACCGCCTCGCTCGAGGCGCAAGTCCGCGAGCTGACCCGCAGCAACAATCGCCTCATCCGCGTCATCAACCGCTGCGTCAAGCCCAGCAACGAAGTCGCAAACGAGGCGCATGACGCCATCGAGGAGGCGACCGCGATCCGATGAGCGCCGGCAAGGGTGACCAACCGCGTCCGGTCAACGGCGACCGCTACCGGCGTAACTACGAGGCGATCTTCCTCAAGCCATATCCTGACTGGATATGCGACGAGTGCGGCCGGCTGCACGGCAAGCGCCCCGAGGGTAATCCGTATGGCGCGACCTACCATTTCGGCACCTGCGACCTTTGCGGTCACAGCACAGACGTTACTGAGCCGCGCGACTGGGGCCATTTGCGCGATTCATGGCAGACGCAAAAACACGGGCTACAGCCCCAAAAAAAGACCCGAAAAAACCCTTGATCCCGATGCCTACATATGCCAACATCTGCCAACAGATGACGCAGGCCGCCACACTGCAGCACCCACCGGCGACCTATGAATGCTGAAACAAAACGACTCCTCCGACAACAATGGCCACACATTGCCGAAGACCTTATTGCCGTAGACGAAGCCGCCGACAAGTGGCTCAAGTGGCGTGCCGATTTGTATCGCCGCAAGAAGGAGAAACGCGCCCATGAACGCGCTCATTCTCACCTACGCAGTGCTGATCGTGCTGACACTGATTGTCATAGTGATCTTGGAGAACAATGACGACGGAGGCGCCGCCTAACATGAAGCGCACCGTTCCCCAAAGCCCCGCCACCGAGCGCACCGTCCTCGGTTCGCTCATGGCCGATCCCAAACTTTGCGACGAAGTCTCCGGCATCCACGCCGATCTTTTCTACACGCCCGCGCATCGCCTCATCTACGAGACCATCGCCGAAGTCCGCGGTGAAGGCGGCACGCCCAACGTCATCGCCGTCACCCAGCGCATCGACGCGCAGCACAAACTCAACTTCGTTGGCGGCGCCGGTGCCCTCACCGAGATGCTCGGCGACTACGCCGGAGGCAGCGCCGCGGTCGAATATCACGCGCAGACATTGCGCGACCTCCACGCCCGCCGCCGCATCATTGACGCCAGCGTTGCCATGCAAGCCGCCGCTCAGGACATGGCCACGGACGCCGACAGCGTCCTCCAGCAAGCCGGCGAGAGCGTCCTCAGCCTCAGCCTCACCACCGCCACCGACAGCATGCGCGCCCCCAGCGCCATCGTCCCGGGCCTCCTCGAAGAGCTAGAGAGCCTCATGGCTGGCGGCAAAAAGCTCGGCCTGCAGACCGGCATCCGCGACTTCGACCAAGTCACCGGCGGACTCCGCGGTGGCCAGCTCACCATCATTGCCGGTCGTCCCGCCATGGGTAAGAGCGCGCTCATGCTCAACATGGCCGACAACATGGCCCGCCGCGGAGTGCCGGTCGTCTACTTCTCCCTCGAGATGCCCGCCACCGAGCTGGCCGCCCGCGTTGTCTTGGGCCGCGCTGAGACCAACACCGAGATCATTCGGAACGGCTTTTTGACCGCATCGATCAAGCACCGCATTTTTGACGCCGCCACGCAATTTTCCACAGAACCCCTCTATGTGGACGATCGTGGCGGCCTCACCCTCTTGGACATCCGCGGCCGCGCCCGCTTGGCCGTCCGCCGCTGGGGCGTGAAGTGCATCTTCGTTGATTACCTGCAGCTCGTCTCACATTCCGGTGCGCAGTCGCGCGAAAACGAAGTCGGCTTCGTCTCCCGCGGCCTCAAAGCGATGAGCATGGAACTCGGCATCCCTGTAGTCGCCGCCGCCCAGGTTAACAGGCAGGCCGAAAACCGCAGCGACAACCGCCCAAAACTTAGCGACCTCCGCGAATCCGGCAGCATCGAGCAAGACGCCGACATCGTTTGCCTCGTCCATCGTCCCGCCTACTACGCCGTGCAAGACGAGGAACCGGAAGTCCAAGACGCCGAGCTGATCGTTGCCAAACACCGCGCCGGCAGAACCGGCACGCTCAACCTCACATGGCGCCCCTCGCTCACCCGCTTCGAGGGCACAACACCCGCGGGACGCGCCAGCGACAGCGACGGCTCCGTCTACGCGCCGGCGAAACAACTTTGGGAGGCCATTAATGAATAGCGAAACGCTTCGTTGCCGCAGCATGTCGCGCCGCTGTGGCCGGGCGTGGAAGTATTCACGTCCAAGCTGGCCGGTCATTGCGAAATTTAAAGACGAGCGCGCTTATGCCTGGGGTGGAATGTGGATTCACCCATGCGGCATTAGCTACCAAGAGCCGCTTAAAGACGGATTTAAAGAGGGTTGGGGCGAAGAGCGCTGCAGCTGCGCACTATGCTCAGAATTTCGACAGGAGTTTTGCTCATGATCAACAGCCGCCAAAAAGGCGCCAGCTTCGAGCGCGAAGTTGCCAAGGCATTGACCGCCGAAGGCTTTCCCGCCAAGCGCGGAGCGCAAGTCTCGCAAGGTGCTTGGGGCGTCAGCGCGCCCGACGTGATCGTGCCCTGCTTGCCGGGCTGGCACTTTGAGTGCAAGCGCCACGGCCGCGCCCGCTTCGACTTAGACGCCGCCATCGCGCAAGCCTACCGCGACTGCGGACGCAAACACTGCGCCGTCATCCACCGCAAAGACCACTGCCGCATGCTGGTCACGCTGACCATGGAGGACTTCTGCGAACTCCTGCGCCACTCCGACTTTCCTATCCAACCAAAAACACAACCAACCACATAACCATGCCAAATAAAACCCTAACCACACCCGTGGGCATCGCCCGCTATCCTCACCTCAATCGCCCGGACACCAAGTTCGACGACGTGGGAGTGTTCAAAGTCAACCTCGAGCTAACCGCCGAGGAAGCCGAACCGTTCATCAAGCAAGCCGAGGAGCTTTTCTCCGCGTTTGTCGCCGAGAAGAAAGCCGAGCTGAAGAAAGACAAGCTCAAGCTCCACGCTGCGCCGTGGGAAGACAACGACGGCCTCGTCCAGCTCAAGCTCAAGGTCAAGGCCGTAGGCAAAGACAAAGCCGGCGAGACCTACAGTCGCGCACCCAAGCTCTTCAACGCCTCCGGCGACATCATCACCGACAACATCGGCGGCGGCAGCAAGATCCAAGTCGCGGTCGTCCCCTACTGCTGGTACACGGGCACGCTCGGCGCCGGCATCACGCTGCAGCCCAAGGCTGTCATGGTGCATGACCTCGTCACCTGGGGCGATGGCGGCAGCGCCACCGCCTACGGCTTTGACGTTTCGGAAGCCAAGCCCGCCGCCCGCAAGACCGGCACGGACGACGAAGAAATCACCTGGTAATTTCCATGCCAGCCAAAAACACCACAAGGGGGGCGGCAAAACGCCGCTCCCCTTCCAAAGCCGCCAAGCCCGTTGAGCCAGATCGCTTCACCGAGGACGGACGCAAAATCGTACGCCTCGAGAAGACCCGCGCACACCAGAAGTATCCGCTGAAAGACGGCACCGACGTTCCGGGCGCCAGCACCATCGCCAAGATCGGCGAGGACAGCAGCGGACTTATTCATTGGGCATGGAAGCTCGGCATGGACGGTCAGGATTACCGCAAGGTGCGCGACAAGGCTGCCGACATCGGCACCATCGCGCACTTCCTCATCGAATGCTTCCTCCACAACCACGTTGCCGACCTCTCCGAGTTCAGCCCTGCGGATGTCGAGAAAGCGACTATCGCGTTCAACAACTTCAAGCGCTGGTGGGACGAAGAAGGTCTCACCGTCATCGAGCCGGAAGTGCAGTTGGTTTCCGAGGAATACCTCTTCGGCGGCACCATCGATGCGCCCAGCCGCGACCGCGACGGCAAGATCGTCTTGTTGGACTGGAAGACGAGCAAAGCCATTGTTGGCGCCCACAAGGTGCAGCTCGCCGGCTACGAGCAATTGTGGAACGAGAACCGCCCCACAATGAAAGTCCAACGCCGCGGCATTGTCCGCATCGGCAAAGAATCCCCGGATGACTTCGAGGTCGCCTGGCTGTTCTCAGCCGAGCCGTTCTGGAAGGTCTTCCAAGCGCGTCTCAACCTCCACTACGTCCAGCTCATGGCGAAGAAAGCCGCCTAAATGCCCCCACGCAGAACCATCGCCATCGTCCGTAAAAAGCTCGGCCGCGAAAAAGCGGACGGCATGACGCTGGGCGACGGCAAAGTCTACATCGATCCCCGCCAATCCGGCGCGGACGAGCTGGACACGGTTCTGCATGAGCTTCTGCACCATGTCTGCCCCGACATGAGCGAAGAAGCAGTCGCCGAGAAGTCCGCCATGATGGCGAGGTCGATGTGGAAAGACAAATGGAGGCGCGTCCACGAATGACCGCCGCCGGCTACATCCTCATCGGCCTCGCCGCAGGCATAGTGCTCGGCGCCCTGGCAGCCTACGGCGGCATGTTCGCCTGGGCCATCCGCTACGGAAACAACGAAGAAGAATAATTATGAAAAAACCCGCAGGACTGTACGCAAACATCCACGCCAAAAAAGCCCGCATTGCCGCCGGAAGCGGCGAGAAGATGCGCAAGCCCGGTTCCGCCGGCGCGCCCACCGCCAAAGCCTTCCGCGCATCCGCCAAGACCGCCAAAGCGCGCCGATGACCTCCGGCGCCCTCATCGCCTTGGTCGGCTTCATCTACTTCGCCGTCGCCATCGACCTCGGCCTCATCCAGCACCGCTACTGGCATAGTCTGATTTGGTTGGGCTATGCGGTGGCTCAAATCGGGCTATGGAGGGTAACCATTTATGACTAAGCCCCGCGACATGTACGACCTG